TGATGATCTACGGCCAGTACGTCAGCAACCTGGCCAACGCCTTCCGCATGGGCGTGGAGTCGTTCAAGGTGGGCCGCGGCCTGTTTGACATGGACCGCAGCCAGGTGGACTTCCTGGACCGCCTGGCCAAGCAGGACGCTGACGCTGAGATGCTTGCCACTTCCCCGCAGAAGGGGGAGTGGGACCTAAACACCATGCCCTGGCTGTCGATCCAGGACAAGAGCAACTGGGCCATGGCGCAGAAGCGCATCTGGCAAGGGCTCAACCTGTCCACCCGCCTGCAGGTGTCTGCTGACTCCGCCTTCAAGACCTTGGTGGGTCAGTCGTTTGAGTACGTCCGCAACCTGCAGCCTGGTCTGGATCACGCCGTCCGCATGGGGATGGATGGCAACAGCAAGGAGGCATGGAGGTTTGCGCAGAATTATGCGCAGGCCGCTGTCGACCGCAGCCTCAAGGACGTGACCATCGACGGTCGCACCATCCTGAAAGCAGTGATGGACGGCCCCCACGCGCAGACCGCAACACGGTGGGCCACCTTTACCGATGACATCTGGGCGTCGATGGAGACCCGCACCACCACCCGCGGGATGGAGTTGGCAGAAGCCAAGGGTCTCAAGGGTGATGAGGCGATGGCCTACGCCAATGAGTACGTCGAGAAGGGCCAGAAGGTTCTCGGCATGGGGATGGACGAGATCCCGTTCTTTGCACGAACCTTCAGCCTGATGCCACGAGTGTGGCAGGAGCTGCTGGATTCCCCCTTCAAGCCCCTGTTTGCCCTCATCCAGCCCTTCAACCGCACCCCTGGTGACATCGTGAAGTCAGTAGCTCGCAAGACGCCCCTGGCCCCACTGGTCGACACCTGGTGGCGGGATGTGTTCTCTGAGGACGCCATGACCCGGGACCGGGCATGGGGTGACATTGCGACAGGGGCCGCGGCAATCAGCCTGGCCAGCATCGCCATCACCCATGGCCGCATTGAGTTCACAGGTGGTGGCCCGGGTAACCCGGACGCCAAGCGCAAGTGGATGGAGCAGGACGGCAAGCAGCCCTACTCCTTCCGCATCCGCATGGGTGAAGACGAGAACGGCAACCCGATGTTCTCCGACTGGATCAGCATGCGGGCCCTGGATCCCTATGCGTCCCTGTTCGGTGGCCTGGCGGATTACCACGAGCTGGCCAACAAGGTCACCACTGAGGCCCGTGAGCGCTTGGGCTCCGCCCTCGTGATGGACCTGGTGTCGGCAGTGGCAGCTGGTCAGCTGCAGAAGTCCTACTACCAGGGCTTCACCGAGTTCTACGAGATGGTCATGGGCCTGGGTGAACTGGACATTGCACCCAACCGTCGTCATCCCGTGAACCGGTATGTGGAGCGTTTGATCGCCAGCTTCGTCCCTGGCAGCAGCTCCCTTCGGGCTGGTCGTCGCATTGAGGATCCCATCGCCCGTGATGTACCTGCCAGTAACAACCCCAACCTGGTGATGCGGTTGTTTGAGGAGACGTCCAGCGAGATCAAGAACATGCTCCCGGGCTATTCGACGGAGCTGCCACCCAAGCGCAACTGGATTACAGGTGACCCCATCTTCCTCAGTGGGGTGTGGGGTGATCAGTTCCTGCCGCCTGAATCCCCGTGGCTGTCGTATGCCCTGCAGTTCAACCCGCTGTCGCCCTTCCAGAAGAAGAGTGAGCCTGGTGAGGTGGTGCTGCGGGAGATGGGTCAGCTGACCGGTCGTGGTGCTGGCTTCATTGGTCCTCGTGCCACCGATTTCACCGATGGCGGGAAGATCAAAGAGAACCGGCTGAACCCCTACGAGTACGAGCAGTACGTCCTGGCCATCAGCCGCACACCAGACCAGTTCGGCAGGACCCTGCTGCAGGCCCTGGAGGAAGAGGTCACCAGTGACCTGTACAAGAACAACCCGCAGGGCCAACCCAGTGAGCAGGTCGTCAGCTTCCGTGCCGCGGCCCTCAACCAGGTGATTGCCCAGTACCTGAAGCTGGGACGGGAGACATTCCTAAGCAGCCCTGCCGGCAAGCGACTAATGGACAACAAGGACTGGGCGGAAGGTGCTAACCGCGAGGTCCAGTTCCGGCTTAAATACGGCCAGGAGATTGATCCTGCGGCATTTGTGGAGGCCCTGCGCTAATGGCTTACTCGTACATCAGCTACGCGGGGAATGGCGTCGCCACCCAGTACGCAGTTCCCTTTCCGTACATTCGTAAGGAGCACGTCAACGCACAGGTCGCTGCGGTCAACACCAGCTTCACCTGGGTGAACGCCAGCACCATCCAGTTCGCAGTGGCACCTGGCAATGGCGTTGAGGTGTTGATCCGTCGAGTGACGCCTCTGGCCGCTGCATTGGTGGACTTCACCGATGGGTCATCACTGGTTGCCTCTGATCTGGATACATCGAACCTGCAGCACCTGTACGCAGAGCAGGAGCTGTCGGATGCAGTGGGTCCACTGTCCGATGTCCGCGGTCTGTACTACGGCGCCTATGCGGTGGATCCTTTGGTGGATCCATACGGCCTGCCTCCTGACGCAGGGGACCAGTACTTCAATACCAGTACTAAGACCCTGCGGGTCTACAACGGCCTGTCGTGGCAAGACGCCCTGCCCAACGTGACCATTGTCAGGTGGGTGAAGACTGCTGCTGGTGGCGAAACCAGCCTGTCCGGCCTGGATGCCAACAATGTGACGCTGGCCTACACCGCAGGATTTGAGCAGGTGTACCTGAACGGGGCGCTGCTTTCCCGTGGCACTGACTACGTCGCCACCAACGGCTCAACGATCACAGGACTGACGGCCCTCACGGCAAGTGATGTGGTTGAGGTGTTGGCTTACAGCGCCGCCAGCATTGCCATCCCAACCCTTGCGTTGAACAACGGCACTGCTGCTGCTCCCAGCATCTCCTTTGCCAGCGACGCAGACACAGGCATCTACCGCCCAGGGGCCAATGAACTGGGGCTGACGACAGGTGGTGTGCTGGCCCTGTCGCTGGATGCAGCAGGCAACGGTGCCTTCAGGGCAGGAGTCAGTGGTACTGCAGGCACATTCAGTGGACCTGTCAGTGGCACGACAGGAACGTTCAGCGGAGCCGTCAGCGGCACCACTGGAACATTCAGCAGTGCGGTCAGCGGCACCACCGGGACGTTTAGCAGTGGCGTCAGCGCAACCACCGGCACGTTCAGCAGTGCGGTAAGCGGCACCACGGGCACCTTCAGTGGAGGCGTGAGCGGTACGACCGGCACCTTCAGTGCAGCCGTCAGTGGCACCACGGGAACATTCAGTGGGGCGGTAAGCGATGGAGATGGCAACCTGCGGGATGTACCGCAGAACTCCAAGACCGGGGCCTACACCCTGCTGGTCAGTGACGCCGGGAAACACATCAGTATCACCACAGGAGGTGTGACCGTACCGGCAGGTGTCTTTGCCATTGGCGATGCGGTCACCATCTACAACAACAGCACAAGCAACCAGACCATCACGCAAGGAGCAAGCGTCACCTTGCGGCAGGCTGGTACTGCCAACACAGGGAACAGGACCTTGGGGCAATACGGCCTGGCGACACTCCTGTGCGTCAGTGCCGACACCTTTGTGATCAGCGGTGGAGGCTTGAGCTGATGGCAATCATGCAGATGCTGCTAGGTGCAGGGGGTAGCATCCCACCTGGCACTGCCATGGAAGGTGGATTCTTCGCGGGGTACGTCTCCTATGCGGGGAATGGCGTAGCCAGCCACATGCTGATCATCTCCCCGCGATCCACGGGTGACGTGATCCGGCAATGGAAAACGGCCAATACCAACACGTCTGGCTCATTCAGCCTGATTGACGGCTACGCCAACACCTACAACATTTTGAATAACTCCACTCACCCAGCGGCAAAGTTCTGTGCAGACCTTGTGACAGGTGGCTACAGCGACTGGTATCTGCCAGCCGTCTATGAAATGGACATCATTTACAAAACGCTGAAGCCAGTTACCACCAACAACGCGACTAGCCAAACCGCAAACTTTAACTATGGCATTAACGATTACTCTGTTCCGCCTCAGACTGTTATTAACACAACCACCCTTCCCGCCCAGACGATTAATGCAGAGTTCCAGAGCCCGTCAGGGGCTGAGCGGCTGACTGCTGTTGCCGGCGGCTACCAGGACTTTCTGTACTGGACATCCAATACAGGCAACACTTCAACCTTGGCCTGCTATTTCAATGTCACCAACGGTGTTGGCCAGCTGCCAACAGCCACGGGCGGCTACACCAAGGACAACTCGCTGTCGGTCCGTGCCGTGCGTCGCGTAGCCCTGTAGCAAGGCCTGACGCAGGGGGCAGAATGAGGGGAGCTGTATCCCCTCTGTGTTGTGACCAAAGCGCGGGACCTAGCCAATAGCGTCAACAGCGGGACCATTCCCGGCACTCGTCTGGAGAACGACGCGATCACTGCCAGCAAGATGGCACCCAACTCAGTGGACAGCAGCGAGCTGGCCAATGATGCGGTGAGCACCGGCAAGATCCAGAACAGCGCCATCACCACTGTGAAGGTGGCAGACGGGGCCATCACTGTCGCCAAGGTGACAGGGGGGCCTGTTTTTCGTGCAGGGCAAGGTACTGCGTTTTCTGTTGCCAACTCCACCTGGACGAAGGTGACGTTTGGCGCGGAGGAGTCCGACACCGCCAGCTGCTACGCCAGCAACCGGTTCACACCAACAGTGGCGGGCTACTACCAGCTCAACGCCGCGGCTCAGTATCAAGGCACTACTACTGCAGCGCTGTTTGGCATTGCCATCTCAAAGAACGGGTCCTTCACGTCACAGGGCGTGGGTCTTGAGACGACGCTGTACGCCCGGAGCCTGGTGTCGGACATCCTCTACCTAAACGGCACCACGGACTACGTCGAGATCTTTATCCTGCACTCGCAAGGCACTGCCCAGAATTGCCTGGGTGACTACTTCAGCGGTTGCTGGCTCCGCCCGTAAGACCATGGCAGTACGCAGCAAGACCGGCACAGCTCGCATCGAGCATGTCCCCGGTAAACCGAAGAAGACCCGGCAAGGCCAGGGTCAACACAGCAGACCTAAAGGCAACAAGAAGAAACTCAGGGGACAGGGGCACTAATACCCAAGGCCGCGGCGGGAAGGTACTGTGCAACCAGCATGGTCCTCCCGCTAAGCATGTTTGAGACGTTGGCTGCTGCAGGCATCGTTGGTGCGGTGGGTGCCTTGTGGAAGATCGCCATGGAGAACGTGGCGATGCGAGCTGGCTTCAAAGCCGGCATGGATGCCGTGATCCACGAACTGAAGTCCTTACGCAACGAGCTGAGCAAGGACATCAAGAGCCTGGAGGACGACATCAAGGACCATGAGTTCAGGCTTCGGGACCTGGAGAAGCACGAATGAACCGGGTCGAGCAGTCACTACAGAGCCAGCTGGCCCAGGAGGCCCGGCAACGAGAGCTGCTCCACCTGTTTGAGGAAGAGGATCTGGATGGCCTGCTGGCTGCAGCAGAGCTGCTGAACGTGGCGTTAGGACAGCAGCAGGCAATCAGTGATTGGCTGGCCAAGGAAGCGGCAGATAACCTTGGCGAGGCTTGGCAAGCATCAAGGAGCAACCATGGAAAACATTGCTGACTACGTCACCCTGGCTGTCGCCATTCATGGCGTGGCCCTGGTGGTGGTCAACCTGACCCCGACACCCAAGGACAACGAGGCACTGGCTGGCGTGAGCAAGGCAGCCGTGAAGATCTACCGCGCCATTGAGATCCTGGCGGGTCTGGTCAGCAAGCGGGCTAAGCAGTAGGGCTCAGTAGCCCTTCTTGCCGCCGCCTTTCCCGCCCTTGCCGCCTTTTTTCATGGGTCTGGTGTCAGTAATCCCAGCGTACCCGGGGGCGACCAGGACGGATACCGACGTGGATGAACCCCTTGGGCGCCCCGTAGCCCAGCGAATAGGGCCAGTTGTCGTCTGCCCACTCCTGCAGGGTGTAAACGGACACTCCATCGATGTAGAAGTCGATGGCACCCGTATCAGGGGCGTCGTAGAGGTGTTCTGAGCGGGAAGCGCCTCCAACTTGGGCGTTGATCTTGGCCGGACGGTACCCGCTGGTGATGATCAGGGGGCGCTTGTAGTGATCCCGGGCTTTCTGGGCGAATTGGGCCAGCAGAAGGGCTGTATCGCACTGGTGCTGCAGCTTGAAGCGCCGTGCTTCGGACTGCAACGTGATCTCCCCGTAAGTCACGTTGGGGGTCAGCTTGTACGAGAAGGGTGATGTGGGCCTGAAGGGGTCCTGTGCGCCCGTGGAGGAGGCTCTGTACAGCTCAGCGAAGTCAGAGAGCTGCTTAGGAGTCAAAGCCTCCTGTAGGGCATTCCAGGCAGCTATCTGATGGGGTTCTGCCTGGTAGTGCTTGGCCGCATCAGTGAGGCGGATGCTGGTCATGACTCAAAGGCAGGGGGTCTTTGGGGAAAATCTGCACGTTGGGCACTTGGAAAGGCAGTTCTTCCCACACGTCGTGCTGAATGGCGACATCCCAGGCCGCTTCCTCTGACATTGCCATGATCACCGTCTGGAAGGAACCCTTCTGCCGGCGTCCGTCGTAGCCAATGAACACGCCAGGGAGGCGGATGACCCATGCCCGAGGGCGTTCGGGCTTAGGCGCGAGTGGGGATCCAGCTGCCACCGGCTTTTTTCGGAAGATCCTGGAGGCCAATCCCAAGAAAATGCGCATCCACAGCACCGTCAATGTTCCCCATAAAGGCTTCCAGTTCTAAGTCCCACAGCTCGCTGCGCCTTTCGTTGATGGCGCGGTCTTCATCGATTGCAAGACTTTCGTTCCAGTACTGAACAGCACCAGCCAAGGCGTCCAGACGGTCGTCATGCTGCAGGCAGCCCCGGTCAACGGTGATGTGAGTGAGCTGGTGGAACAACTGATAGGCCAGCTTCTTCTCAATGGCCTCATCGTCACGTCCCTTGCTGTCGTTTTCGATGACAGAGCGGCTGACGATCAACCGGTGCTGGTTCAGGACCGGCTCCATGGCGTTGATGATCCGCCGCTCCTTCTGGACATTCGACCGTACCGTTTCAATCGTGCAGGGATGGTGGATCTGCAGGTACGGCTTGAGCAGGTTCTCCAACATGCCCTGACCAAACTGGTCTTCCAGCAGAAGCAAGTTGACTTTGCGACGCTTTGCCGCCTGGGCCAGGCCCTCCAGGACCTCGTCGGTGTACCCATCCTTGTACGCACCGACCTCCAGGACATAGAGGTTGCCGTTCAGGTGGGCGACGATGGCATAGGCCGTTTCATCTTGACCCCGTCCTGAAGGGTCGATGAACATGACGCACCCCTGGAACGGCAGCCACTCGCCGTGGATGTAGGCCGGACGGTGGTAGTAGTCGCCGGAGAAGCCCACTGCCGGCAGGTCACTGATGCGGTACTCCGCGCCAGAGGACCACACGACCTTCTCTGGGCCGTGATCTGACACCTCCAGTACCACCAGGTCCGACAATCGCAGCGGGAAGCGCTCCAGGTCGCTGAGTGTGGTGTCCAGTTGGAACTGCAGAGCAAAGGCAGAGCGTCCATACGACGTCTCCCGCTCCAACAGGTCCATCTCAGAGAACCTGCGGGGGTCGGTGGGCTTGCCGATCATGGCCTCATCAGCCTCTTGGATCACCGGAGCCAGGCAGTCGCCGTACTTTTCAGGCTTCTGGGGGTACCTGGCTGGCCAGATGCGAGCTTCGTAGCCCCGCGGCAGCAGCTTGTTGTAGATCGACTCCTCTGTTTGGGGTGTGCCGAGGAACATCACCTCCCCACCAGGCTTGAGGATGGCGTTGAACTCACCCACAGCGGCCAGGAGCTTCTCCCGCATGGCCACCGACCAGCTGGTGAAGGGTGTTTCGACGTCGTCCGGGATGATCAGGTCGGCACGGGAGCCGGTCAGCTGACCAAAGACACCCACGGACTTCAACGATGGGCTTTGGTCGGGCAGTGCAGGTCGCACATCAAAGCGGTTTGCTGCAGCTCGCTGCTCATCACGGTCCGGTGAGAGGCACTGGAGCAGTGGCATCTCCCGAATCAGGCGGATGCAGAACTGCGAGAAGTCATCGGCCCGGGTCTTAGAAGCCGACACCACCATGATTTTCTTTTGGGGGTCGTTGCGCAGCAGCCAGAGGGTGTAGGCCGCGGCCATCCATGACTTCCCGACACCCCGGAACGCTTCAATGATGCGGCGGTTGGAGCCGTGCTGCATGAAGTAGGCGATGTCCAGCTGGATCGGGGTCGGATCCGGCAGGTTCAAGTGGCGCCAAACCACCACCAAGAAATAACGGAAGTCTTGGTTGAAAGGCTCAGGGAGCGGTTGAAAGGCGACCGGAGACTTCGGCACTCGCTAAGCAGCAGGTTTCTTGGCCCTTGTGGGCGTCTCTGGTGCTTCGGGCTTGGCGGGGCGATCTGGCCGCTTGCTTAGGCGCTCTAGGGCCTGCGCCTTCATAGCCGGGAACTTCTTAGCAGCACGGAGATAGGGGTTAGTCATGCGGCCATGGCCTCCAGGGTGGCAGTGTCCGGGGCTTGGGTGGAGCCACCGAAGAACACACGGCTGGCACTATTGACCACGATCAGGTATTGGTCCCAAGCCTCAGGGGGCTCACCGGCGTAGTTGACGTGCCAGCCGGGCAGGATGGTGGGGGGTGTGATTACGTCGCCATTGGCGTCCCATTCACCGCCTTGGCTGAGCGTGCCCACCTCATCAATGGCAAAGGTGTGGCTGGCGGTGATCAGCTCGTCGTCTTCGGTGAGCAGCCCTTCGGTACCAGCAAGGCTGCGGAATGTGGCCTGGTCTGGAAAGCGGAAACAGTACATGGCTAAAGCGGGGAAGTGTTGCCGTCTACGAGGGCTGGGGTCATTGCGTCATTGCCTGGAGCGTGGAGTTCGGGAGGCGGGTGGGCCAGATAGTTAGCCGCGCCAATGATCCATTTATGAAACTTCCAGTCAGTTGGGAACCAATCTCTAGTCTGTCTACAACAGGCATCCCGTAGGTGGCTGCTGTCGCGACACTGCCTCCATTAAGAACAACCGCATGATCAAAATTTGCTGACGCTTGCGCTATTTTATTTAACCCAACAATTGGTTGATTTGCTGTGCCGGGCGTAAATAATGTTCCCGCTCCTGCGGTATTGCGAGCAGCGGTAAAGTTGGCGCTTGGAACAATAAGCCCCGAAATACGGTTGCTTGTTGTGCCATCGTTAATAGAAAAGGGCGCTCCTGTACTTGTAGATGATTTCGTGGATTGAGAGAATACGCTAACTGCATCCTGCCGGTACCAGGCAGAGAAGTTGCTACCACTAATGCTGACCACGTCAGCACTGCGGGTGACGGCTGTGCCGGAAGTCGGGATCACGCTGGTAGCAAAGGCGCCCTGTTCTAGCTGGGGTAGGCCGATGCGGAGGGTAAAGTCAATAGCGGTGCTGCCTGCAACGTTTATTTGCAGGGGCATAAAGCACTGCGCTACGGTCGCGCCACCAGAAAGCGTGCGCGTTGCTGTTGCTCGCTGAGAAATTAGCGATGCCGACGTAGGTGTTGAAACAGTGTAGAAAGCTCCGGATACAAAACTGCCGCCGGATGTTTGCTCAATTAAACCTATGGTTTGGCTTGTTATGCCGGTTAATGACCCGCCAACCAATTTCCAATACGTTGATCCAGTCCAAGTTTGCCCTGTTGCAGCCGTTCCGAAATCAATTCCGATTGCAATGGCATTTGTGTTTACAGTCGTTCCATAAAACCTGTAATCAACATAAGTAATGCCGTTCTCTGTTCCCGTGCCTACAACGCTTTGCGTAAGTCCATTGCTTTGGGTTGTGACGTAGGACCAGTTGGTTGGGTTTGTACCCGGCGTCCCAGCCACGGCACCCACCATCGTGTTGTTGCGGATGCTGTTCGTCCTCTGCTCCTCCACCAGCAGGCCCAGGCTTTCGCCCGTGGTGGGGTTGTGGTCGAACCGGGGTGCGCTGTTGATCGCGCTCGTGGTGGGGATGTAGCTGGTGGGGAAGGCCCCGGCTTCTAGCTGGGCGCCCCAGAGGTAGATCCCACTGGTGCCGTTTCCGGTGTATGTAGCGTTATTCGAACCGTCTACAAGCCCGATAAACACTGCGGCTGTCGTTGAAGAGGCATCAATAACGCAACTTACGCGGCAGCGATACCAGCCATTTGCGTAAGGCTCGATGCTATACGAAACACTGGTTGCCGTTCCTGCCGTCGTTTGCGAGCTAATTGCTCCTGTAGTTGCGTTAAAATGAGCAAATGCGCCGCTGCCTAGAGTGTTGTTTAGAAGCCCAAAGCGTATAGAGGACCTAGTGTTTGCCTTTACAAATAGACTGACCGTGTGCAAAGTATTTGCAGCAACCGTGACTAACTGTTGGGTATAGTGCTGAACGCCTGCAGCGCTGTTTTCAATTAAGCTGTCAGCCGTGGTTGCGCCATTAGGAGCGACCGCAGTATTTGCGGAGTCAGTTGATTGAGAGTTGCTCCAACTCGCATTATCAAACTCCTCACTCCGTAGCAGCAGGTTCGTCGTTGCCGTCTTGATCTGGCCGTCGCTGCCCACGAACGTGCCGCTGCTGGCGCGGGTGAAGGTGACGAGGTTGGACCCTGTAGTGGCGTCAACTAGTGACTTCGACTCCGCAAAGCGCAGGTCCAAGCTGGGGACAGCGCGAGCGCGACGCCACAGCTCATTGCGCACCCATTGACCAGGCGCCAGTACAGCCCGGCGTGAGGTCAGGGCAAAGGTCACAACCCAGCCTCCACTGTGAGGACCCGCAGGTTGTAGGCGGTGCCACTGGCGGGGGTGTACGCACCACGGGTTTCCAGCTCAGCAAACAGGCTGGTACTGGCCGATGCCAGCTTCACCAGGGTGCCTGGGTAATCAGCTTGGGTGAACAGGGTGGAACCCATGTCCTGGGGCGTCGGCAGGTCGACGTAGCCCGCATAGTTGGCGACTTCACCGCTCACCAGGTCGAAAGCTGCGTTGTCCAGGATGGCGGTGGGGCTGGCCATGTACAGGTGCAGACGGAACCCACCCATGCCCGCGGGGGCGCTGGTGTTGGCAATCATCAACCGCACGCTTTGGACCAGCACATAGCCACCACTGGGGCCGATGCTGGGCAAGGTGATGATGGCGGAGCCCGCATTAGCGGGGGTACCGCCATCGGCCACACCGATCACATCACCAGCGGTGTAGGCGGTGGTGTTCGACGGGCGAGTGATGGTGACCGCAGCACGGTATGCCTTACCGCCAACGGCCAGGCTGCTGGCATCTCCAGAAGCTGAGGCCCCAACGACCTGGACGGGACCATCGTTAGGACCGACGACGTAGGTAGGCATGGCTTATCAGGCGTTGGTGCAGTCGATGACCGCAAAGTTGATGGTGACCGCTTCCGACAGGTTGCCACCGGAGGTGTTGGTCACCCGGAAGATGGCGGACCCATCAGCTGCGTCAACACATTGCACGGCATAGGAACCAGCAGTGCCACCAGTGCCCTGGTTGCAGATGACGACGTCCGTGCCGCCGATCTTGTCGTTGGTCAGGGTGAACTGCACAGAGGCCGTCGTGGCCAGCTGTGCGTTGTGCATGGTGATCACACCCGCCTTGGTGTTCAGGGTGACCCCTGTGGACTTACTGGTGGCCTGGGTGACAGCGCCCCCGTAGCCGGGACCAAAGCCAACTGCCGGGGCATTGGCAATGGCGTTGTTGGTCGACGTGGAGATGTAAAACCCCTGGGGGACGGTTGTCATGGCTAAGCAGCTCTCCTGGGCTTCATTGCTACCACCTTATCGAGGTCGGGCAAGGACGACACCAGGTCCCCAAAGGCACTGCCTTCCACCGGCTGAGCACTGATCTGGTTGTCCTTGAGGAACTGTCTGAGGATGTTCAGCTCTCCTGCAGTGATGATTCCTTCATCCAGCTTGTACTTCAGGTGCTCAGCCAGAGAGGCATGCAGTTCTGAGAGCAGCTCCTGGGTTGTCTTCTGGGCCATGGAGCCCTCCATCACTGACAAAAGGGTAGGGGCAGAAGCCTTGAGCCTCCAGCCCCCGTAGACGCCCACCACAGGCACCGCGTTCAATGTAGCCCCCCTTCGGGAAACGACGTCAGCAGGGGATTGAGGCAGCTTCCTCGTACACCACGTCGTCATCCACCCCTTCCTCCCCGGCGTAGTGGGTCATTCGCTTAGCCCTCTCACTGGGTGCCATGCCAAACACCTCTATCGCTGCCCGCTGGGCTTCGACGTGGTCTGGATGGGTGACCCGGTACCTCCGCTTCCAGCTCCCTCTCCCACTCGGAACCATGTGCAGGAACTGAATCAGCCCGTCATCCAACAACCGGTCCACTGCACGCAACACCGTCGTGTTCGACATGTGGCACAGGTCTGCAAGGGCCCGATGGCTCAGCTCTGTCGTCCCACCACAGTCCCCCCTCCTGTCATGCCATGCCGCCTCCCACATCACCCCGTACACCAACCCACATTCACGACCTAGTGCCAGGGCATCCCTCATCAACGGGCACGCTCCAGCCAGGTGAACAGCCATAGTCTCCTCAGGAGTAGACAGATAAATACCCTAGACCCACCCCTAGTGAATAAGGGGGCCCCTTAATTAACCCATGGGTTACCCAAGGTGTACTAAGGGGTACCAAGGTCCATAGCTGCCCCCGTTGGGGCAGCGGTACAGCTTAACCAGCGAAGCCTCTTCCCCCCTTTAACCATGGGGTCCAGGGTTCCCCATGTCTTCTGGCCTGCCGGCCAGGACCTAAAAGCCAAATCCAACA